AAAATCCGTCCTACGCATCCACAACATTAGCGTTCAATATGGTGACCCTCTGGAATCATATGCTGGAGCAGTTGATACCTCTGGTAGCATGTATTTCCAATTGACCACACAATCCCAAGTCGCTGCTGTAGGAATCAACAACCGATCAGTTATTGCATCCGGCAGTCTTGCTATTGCCACTGGAACCGCTATTGTGGAAATGATGGACTCAAGCCTCGATGTCGGGCCACAACATTGGACTGACGGCTACCTCATTGCCGTCGAACAACTCTACCTCGGCGTAGACCAGACATTCAACTTTGGACAAAGCGTGTCAATTGTTCTAGAATGCACTGTTGAAACCATGACTCAAGCCGCAGCAATGGCACTCGCCCTCTCCCAACAGTGAGGCGATCACCTATGCCTACCGACGCAGAAAGAGCCGCCGCCCTACGGGCTGCTGCTGACTATCTCGTACAAACCGGCGTAGCCTTGACTCCCCTCCCTGCTGTCATCAAACCCGCAGCGGCCACAGTCGCTCCTACGATCGTTGAGAACCTGGCGATTGAGGTTGCCAGGATATTGGCGGGATCGGGAAACCCTACTGTGCCAAAGCCCAGGAAAAAGCGTAAGGATCCGAAGATGGCAAAGGCCCTCAAACAGTCCAATGCGCGGTTCCGAAAGAAGAATGGCAACATGCGCGCAGGTGCTACACAGGCAAAAATCATGTCATACGCTCACAAACTACGGAGGAAGATGTGATGCGCTCCAGAGATCGAGTCCGTACTCTAAGGGGAACATACGAATTTCCAGCTCGAGCAGGTGGCGATCCAGTTAATACGGGTCGTCGAGAGTTAATTCTCGACGATGGTCGTATCAATATCGGTTATCGAATCATCGCGTTTCGCATATGGAACGCTGATGCAACCGGAGAGAATGATGCATTTTCATCTCAGGCACATCTTTCAATGTCCCTTGACATTACATCCGCCCTTAGTGATGCCTCTGATAACCGAGAAATCGCATGGGCAGCATACAATACCGGAACTGGATATGGGATTGACCAGTTCCATCTCGTTGATCCCGATCATATTGTGGTCCGAGATTTGAATTTAATCTTCCCTTCTGTTGCAAATAGCAATGTGTCACGGGTCAATTATTATGTTCTGATGGAAGAATATGACATCACTGACCAAGAAGCAATCATCTCGATCATCAAAGAAGAAAGTCAAGATGTTGACAATTGATTTTTTAGAGCTGCAGCAAGAACAACATCATCAGTTCGATGAAGAAGAGCAGCGATTAACTGCTTAGTGGGTATGTCTACGAGGCTGAAATCCTCTTTTTCTGAAAGGTATTTGTTGACAGCCTTCTCAACCGTCATGGATTGGTTGCGTTGAGCCTTCAATTTTATGATCGTCTTGACATCGAGCGAGAAAGTCTTGGTCATTCTCATTGAAAACACCCCTTGCAGGTCCACCATCGGATAGTATTGTACCCGGCAGCGCCGGTAGAATGGTAGGTGTGGAGTCGTTCGTCCTGTTTCCATGTCGTTTCGTTGCATTCCCAGCACACAAGACGGGTGTTAAACCATGCGTCACGCTCTGCGATCCATTGCACCATCAGGCTTCACCCCTGAAAGGACAGCAAACTTGGCATGAAGATACAAAATAATAGTCAGCAATGCAATTGATTGCACTGACTTTGTCTTCATTTCGATTGTGTAGGCAGTAAAATTGGCTGTTGCAGCGTGAGCATTGGACGCACATATTAACGCCGAGCGGGTTTTAGTTAATTAACTAACCTACAACGAGGCTACGAGGGACGGTTGGATGGGGTACTGCGTACCCACAACACCGCCACGACCGGCATGGATTAAGGGTGGAACGATTCCTACTACTACTATAAACTACCTTGGGATAACCCTACACTATGGCAAGAACAGACTCTTTCTTTCTCCGAGCAACCGTACCGACCGATGGCGTGAATTTCAACCAAGCAGCGATTGACCTTGGATCGTATGTTGACGCTCTAGGAAAATCCGTCCTACGCATCCACAACATTAGCGTTCAATATGGTGACCCTCTGGAATCATATGCTGGAGCAGTTGATACCTCTGGTAGCATGTATTTCCAATTGACCACACAATCCCAAGTCGC